AAGAACAGACTTAGAAATCTTACAAGCATCACAGACACCACAGGGAACGAGAATAATATCACCAGTATAAGGGTTAACAACTTCATGTTTGTGTTGACATTCAGTATAAAACTTATTAACGAACTCCGCAGTATCCATGATGTAAAACCTAATCTTTATCGTTAGACAAAAGGTAAAGATTCTCCTCGGGGAAAGAATCGAACACAAGTACGTTTCCGGAACTAGGTTTTAAATTCTCGTGAAGAAAATGAAGAAGTTCAGCTTCCTCAACAACATAAACAACAGGCTCAACAGGACGCTGAGGATCGTTGTTTTTAGCATGCTTTAATACTTTGAATAACATAATGCAATATTTATAGTGAATAACAATACAATAGTAAAAACTAAAAGACAATATACAAAAAAAAACGAACAGAAAATATATAGATAATTTCTATAGGAATAAAATTCTAATTGGATTCTCCGAATCCAGTGAAATAGAGGTGTCACTTTTGCATAGTAAGGACAAGAGAGTTGAATCGATGAAGGTAACATCGATTCCCTTCGGGCAAAAGTGTAGGCTTCACTAATAGACCATTCGGTCTGTTCCGGGCGCAGCATCGCGCCCTACACGAAACCTAACGTGAATGAACATGACGTAATGGATGTTTACGGGTCAACTTCGTTGACGGCGTGGACCGTGATTAGCATAGAGCAGGGGAAAGAGTGCCGCAAAGGTAAACAAATCTGATCAAGGGCGTCAGGATGTTTACGCGATTCCGCGACACGGACTTCGTCCGGCGCTCTCACTGCGTTAATGGTGTCCTGCGGACAGTGTCAAAGGGCTGTAAAAACAGCCCTAAAAGAACAAAATACAATTATCAAAAACCAGATGGCAAGGAAGAGGTATAGGTTGAGGGTAAAAAGAAGATTTACAATAAAAAGTAACCTTGCCATCAGGATAATACTTGTTATGCAATTCCAAAGAATATAATGTTAAATAACATTTAAAAATGTTAATCGAGTAGATTCCTCCGGTCATAAACCGGAGGAGTAATTAACGGAAACCTTTAACCGTCTTGTGTGAGGCACGAGGATAATTAGACATGACACCAACACCAGTACCGGCGGCAGCACCAGACATAATACCTCCAACAAAATCACGCCAGATCTGCTGAGCACGAAAATAAGCTTTGCGATTCATTAAAGAATGACCTTCACGCTTTGCAAATAATTCCTGCATATCTCTCTGAAGGCGGGAAAGCTGAGATCCATAAACATCCATATTACCACGACCAGTAGCAACAGCACCGGCAATGGATTTATACGAACGATAATAAGCAGCATTAGCCTGATATTCCTCTTTCATCGCACGAATAAAGTATCCAGAAAGCTTCTCAGACTGCTCATTGGAAATGTTCAAACCTCGAGTACGGGCAAGAGATTCATTATATTCCGCCAATCGATTCTTAATCGTGGCCAAAGACAATAAACCCTGTGCATACTGAGAAAACAGATTAGCGGAGTACGAATAAAGCTGCATCTGCTGCTGAGCAGGTAAATACTTATTCATAATTTCCTGTGCTTTACCTTGCAAACCAGTAAGAAAAGCCTGAGCAGCTGTAAGCTGAGTCTGAGTACGAAGGCCTGCAAGTTCCTGACGAGATCTACTTAAATCAGTGATAGCCTGCTGAGGCGCATAAAGATCACGAAGATTTCTGTAAGAAGGATTCAAGAACTCAAAACGACCATCAATAAGACTCGCTATCTGAGCTTTACGAAAATCACTACCAAACTGGAAATCGAAAGTATTTTCAATATCCTTTCCTTTAGCCTGATTAGCTAAAAGCTGGTTCTGATAGTAAGAATTAATAGCATTACCAATAGAACTGAAATCCATACTGAAAGCGGCGGGAACCTGATTAGGCATTTCGGCGGTAGGATTACCTACACCAGAAACACCGGCAGAAGTAACGCCAGTACCTGCAGTATTACCGTCAAGTCCATTCATATAAGGATTGTATCCGGCCTCTTCAAGGCGGGCACGCTGCGCAGCCGGAGAATTATACTCGTTTTCACGATTCCATTGTTCCAAGGTCCATTGATTCTGAGCATCACGCTCGGAAGTTTGCCACTCACGATTAATGGCTGCCTGCTGGGCATTCCATTCATTATTCATCTGAGCGATTTCCTTCTGACCTTGATTATAAGCCTTAGCGGCACGTTTAGACATGCCGCCAGAGATACCGGAACCTAAAAGTCCGGAAACACCTTGAACAAATGCGCTACCAACAAGCGGATCCATTATTCAGTAGACTGAACAGGTTCAGGATTAACCTTAGACTGAGCTGCAGCAATAGCAGCATCTTTAACCTCAGCAACCATATCCTGATACTTTTGATCAAGAGAAGCCATCCAAGCATCAACCTCAGCCGGAGACTGAAGATAACGAGATTTCAAAGTAGAAATCAACATATCATCATCCATTTTTTGTTTATACGGAGACCGAGAAGGCTGAATAGAGCGAACAATATTCAAATAATTTTCCTCACCAATCTGATTACGAATACGTTCAGCATTCATAAGCAGATTAACATCAGAATTCATACGAATACAACCATCTTCATCGGTATAAAACCGGAGAGACTCTATAGGCTGAATAACAACAGCAGTAGCTGAAGCCATTCCAGAAACAACAAAAGATTTATCCTTACTCATAACAAACAAATTTAATAAGGCATACCATCATAATCGAAATTCCGGACAGCCTTAACATCCAGATACAACGAAGACAAGAACTGATCAGTATCCATAGAACTATCGGATTTAAGTCTAAAAATACTATCCAAAACAGACGGATTTACTTTAAAGAAACCATAATTCAAAGAATAATAAGTCTGACCAGCAGAAACAGTACTATCAATCCATTTAGACAAATATTCCGGATTCAAAGGAGCAACCCAAGACTTCAAAGTAGAACGGAAAGCACCATAAACTTCATCATAATCAGTTTTAAGATCAATAAACCTAGGAACATAACCCATTACAGAAGCAGTAGGATCAAAAGCAAACTTATCGGATTTGTAGTTAAAAAAACGACCAAAATGAAGAGACTGCATACCAATACTATCAAACTCAGGGAAAGGAAGATCAGCAGTATTCGTATACAAAAGATCCTGAGGCTGACCAGTAATCACATAATCCAAAAGAGGAACAATGTGATAAATAGCCATCAAAATACCATACTCATCAGAAGAGAAAGAAGTTCCACCTTGACCAGTACCAACACCTTTACCTTTAATATTAGCTTCAGTTTCTGTGTCAGGACCTAAAAAAGTATTAACTACTTCCGAAATATCAATGTTAGACGCACTACCTCCAATACGGAAACAGGTATCAGATAAAACAGGAGACAAACTCACACCAAAATGAGCGTAAATCTGATCACGAGCAGTCTGATCAGCAACCTGAGAAACCTCGCGATACCTCTGAACAGCCTCAGCCATGCGAAGTTGAAGAACAGAAAAAGAAGCAGCTAACTGAGAACCAGGAACAGTAACGCCTAAAACTCCTTGAGGAGTAGCTTCAGCACCAACCCATGTCGTAGCACTAATAGCAGGATCCCACTTCTCAGTACCAAAATCAATGGAATAAGCATAAGTAGAAGGCTTATCAGTAGCTTGATTAAAAGGAGCGCTAGGAATAGCAGCACCAAGTTTATTTACTCCATCACGACCCGAAGCGGACGAAAACAAAGAAACAGGATATGAACGAGTAGTAGGATCAGTAATAACATCTACAACAGAAACGTCACCCAGCTGAGAATTAGGCATAACTCCCATAAAAAGGTCTTTCGGCCAATTGGCGTAACGAAGAGTAAAAAGATTATTACCCTCCAAATACTCCTTTAAAGCAACAGAATTAGAAGAACCTGTTAAAGACTGAAAAACAGGTCCGCCAGAATACCAATCAAAGTTGTAAGTATACGGTTCATTAGACTCCCATTGACTAATCCTAAAGTGATCAGCATAAATTTTCTGATAAGCCGCAAACGGCAAAACATTAACAGAGTAATGAGTATTAATACCTTGTAAAGAAAAACTAGGATCGGTACTCAAACCTAAACTCAATTCATTTGGAGAAGAACCAGAAAAAGAAGAAGGTACAAAATTACCATAACGAAGCATCATAGCAAGTTTAGCTCCACAAGTACCAGCGTTAAAACCAAAAAAATTTTCAACAACAGGTAAAGAAATATCAGTATTTCCTTTATACATATTATGAAGCAAAGTAAAAATATTTTCAGAATAACCTTCAGCAAAGGCACCTAAAGCACAATACGGAATGTCATTAGTAACAATCTTATTGGTACCAACACCTGATGCCTGAACAGGATTATTCTGCATATTCATAAGAGCCTGTGGGAGATTCTTATTAATTAAACGCAACGGAACAAAATACCAATCCAAATATTCACGAATACGAGTATACGCAGCCGTATTAACGGGTTGAGTACGAGTAAACAATTGATGACGGATTTGAAATTTGTCACCTGGATAAACCAGTTTATAATAAACTGGCAAAAGTTCACCAGCCTTGCTGGTAAAACAAATACGACGAGAAAGGTCGAAACCAGACCTGTGAGGATGATTCCGAACATCTCCAAAAGAAAATAAATTTGAAGCCATAAAATTAAATTTCGCGATAATAAATATCGCCAAGGTTAACAACAGAATAAAAAGATTCTGCATAATGAGAATCCGAAAGGATCTGATTCAACTTTGAAACCTTATGAGTAAATTCCAAAAAAGAACGAGCATTCAAATAAATCTCAGTCACGAGATAAAACTGATTATCTTCCAGCATATTGGAAGACTGATACAAATACGCCTTGTAAGGACGACGACTAGACATTATAATTAGCTCTCTCCGTGAAAAAATTATTCATATCATTCAAATGCCGATGCTTCACCTTCGAATGTACAAGAGCAGAAAGTTTAGAACGACACACAGAACCTAATCCGGATTCTGCGAATTCTCTTTGTCTTGCTTCCGTTTGATTCCAAAAAATATCCGACCAATCGCTCGCAAAAGACTGAGAATTTGTGAAAAGATCTTTGAGGCTTTGTTTTTCTCTGACATCAAAAAACTCTTTAGATAACTTAATCGCGGAATAAATCCTATTATAATCTACTCGCGGAGAGAAAAGAGAGAATCCCATCGAAGACAGAAAACTCTCACAATGACGAAAAAATATATAAAAACGACTACAAAAAGAACGCTCAAAAAAATCGTCGCCAAGAGCACCTCGGGTGGGGTCGATATGAAGAAACTGCATAATATCGGTCATGACAGAATCTTCAGACAACTCTTTCACTGTCTGACTTTGTCGGTCAGACGAGTAGTAATGATGGTAGATGAATCGGGGGATCTGGAAGACAGATGATTTCCAGTAGGCTGGCCGTTGGCAGATATTCCGAGCATGTCGTAATACCTCAACATATTCAGATACAGTGCGACGGCCGTGTGCGACGGGTCGAAAAAAGCAGGTATCGATAATCGAGCTCCATGGCCGAATAATTCTATATTTGCCATTGACCGGCACGCTGATTCCATCAAGAAATTTAGAAAAGTCTCCCTTCCTACTTTCTTCAATGGCAGACGAAAAGAACTGAAATCCAAAATGGTTAGAGAATCGTGCAAAAGGACGAATGCAGCGATTTTCTTTGAAATGTAAGGGAAGAGACGTAAAGCTATTAAGATATCCCGCAACGTACGACTCAGCCTTTCCTCTGGACGAAGAGCAATCGACACGTCCAAATTTCCAACATGAATTAACAAGTCGGATAAAATTCTTGGCGAGTTTGTCGGAGTCAAAGAGAAATAAGATATGGAAATGCGGGCGGAAAGAGACGGGTCCGTACTCTCCCACAATATATGTGTGTAACTTTTCATAATCAGGATTTAAATCACGAAGCAAGATCTGCTTGCGTACACGTTTCATAAATAAAGATAAGTCCTTATGACAGAGAAAACCATAACGACCGGCATACTGAGGATACTTTCCTTTGAAAGACAAATCTGCCTGAGAAGAATAACGATTCCAATATTCTTTCTTACAAGAAAAATCAAACTCAAACTGCTGGTCCATCGCTAAACCAAGAACAGGCCGAGTGTGCTTAACACCATGAAAAGTGAAAGTACGAGTAAGCCTACGACGAGGACGAACAAAAGCATGAACAGCAATATTGTTTTCATCGATCTCTTCAGTCTTGACTTCATAATAAGGGATGAACTCATTTTTATAAGTGAGACTAACAAAATAACAATATTTCGAAACAGACTTCTGAGCATAAATACGATTTTCAGCAAGAACAGACTTAGAAATCTTACAAGCATCACAGACACCACAGGGAACGAGAATAATATCACCAGTATAAGGGTTAATAACTTCATGTTTGTGTT